GTGATAGTTTACGAGGTTTCCTATAAAACCTGCCGGTACTCCCGTTCAGAGTCGCCCCATCGCGCAAACGCATTTGGGTTACGTCACGGACCAGCTGGATGAGCGCAACTACCTGAGAGGCCGTTGCATTAATGGTCGTATGACGTAGTCAACTATCAGTTGGCCTGATGAGGCGCAGTATCGCCGAAACGTCAATGGAGACGACCATGTATATACAAGCGCAATATGTAATTCAGAACCAGAGCTGGAGAAACCCCGGAGTCTGGGAAGAAAAAAACAAGATTTATTACAGCCCCGGAGAGGCACACGAAGCCGCTATAGAAGAGGACGAAAGCTTCGATAAGTTTTTAGACGCGATAATCGACGACCCATCCAAATCTGAAGAAGCTAAAGCCCACGCACTGCATGTACAGTGCGAGAAACGCTGGAAAGTCAGCAGCCGGGAGAAAAACTTCACGCACGCAACTGAGCATATGTACTCAGACAAACGAGCTTGGGAGATCGTCAGAGTCGTGTCCCGCAAAACGATTGAGATTCGACGTGTTGACAGCGACCACCACATCGGCGATTGCAAGCAAGTATCAGGCGGCTTCTTCGGTCACGTAGTAGACCAGCACAATCAAAAGGTCACCTACACATCCAACCCAGACAATGAGGTCATCCGCATCCGACGATGCAAAGGTAGCAATAGCCAATGGACGCATAAGGGTGTTCGCTTCACGCTTCAGACTGAGCCATACGCCTTTCACGACTTCAACTTCTAACCACACTGATGAGCCTGCGAGACTCAGGCGAAACGCCCCCACGGGCGTCTGTGGAATTCACCACGATTAACGAGACGACCATTATGAAAAAAGACTATTTAGCAATTATCCGCATCGGCGGCGGTTCGAGTTACGGGCGAGACGCTTCAATTTTCGATGCAGTCGAAGGCGCAATTCGGATCTGCATACTCGATTGGAGTCGGTACTACGAGCTCGAAGGCAGGACGCTGAGCGTGCAAGTGCTCGATGTCAGCGGTCGCACTGATCTGGGGTGGGACGATCAAGGTGTCTATTGCACCGATACCGGTGATACGGTGGAGCCTCTCAAGTTTGTCACCGTGCAACTGCCGGAACTCACGGGACGCATGAAAATCACCGGCCCCAAGTACCTGACTCAAGCAGGTCATGAAGTCGCTAAGGCATGCAGTCAGGTGGCGGCATGACCAACATGGATATCGCGCACTGGACGATCGGGTGTGGGCTCTCTGCCTACATTCTGGTCTTTTACATTCTAGGCTAACCACACTGATGATTCGGGCTGAATACCCGATGAAACGCCGTGAGGCGTATGTGGAATTCACCACGCTAAAGAGACGACCATTATGGACAGAGTAATCAAACTTAAAGGCTTCGGTAAGAAGCCCCTCGAGCAACGCATCGCACGCAGTGTGCTTAACCAGCAAGACGACACCGAATGGGGCCGGGTGCAAGCCATGGCCTTTGACCGGGGGATTCTCGACTGCGAGAACACGCTGCTCGGCGACATCGTTGAGTTCAACGAGGCTGCTGCTGCCTTCCCCGGTACGGTAGCTGAGTTCCTCGCCCTGCTCGAGCAAGGACGGGGGAACCTTATCCCTAGAGCACACTAGCCGAAACGCCCCCCGGGGCGTCTGACCCGGACTGATCCCCGGGCACTGATGAGGCAGATCCTTAAACGTCAAAGGAGACGACCATGAAAGTAATTATTCAAACTCAAACCTATGAAAACTACGGCGCTCACGACTGGGACGGCGAGGGTGAGTGCCCTCAGCGCTGGAAACCAAAAGGTGGAGACACGTTCATCTTCACCTGCAACCCTCGTGATAAATACAAACTCGCCGCACTGGTGAAAATCAACAACGAAATGTTCGTTGAGGAAATTATTGACATCGCTGAGTGCGAAGAAGCGTTCTTCAATGTTCGAGACCATTGCTCCGAATACCAGCACCCCACCTTCATCGAGCGTGGCGTAGACTGCTGGCTTGCCCATCGCATCGCTCATTGCGAGTTCGATGACTTCGATTACACCCGAGAGTCATGGATTGTCGGCAAAGGTCAAGCACGCGAAGCCATGAAGCGAGAGGTCTGCATCGACGGCCTTGTAATGAGCTGGTCCGATTACGTGAAGGAGCAAGCAGCATGATGAGCGAAATGATCCCTAACCGCCCACGCTGGCAAGTCGGCGATGTCTTCTTCGATGGTCTGGCTCGGCACCAACGTGTGATCGAGCTGCGATACGAGAGCGGCTGGGTCTACGTGACCGAGTCACCGCTGATCAAGATCGCCTTCAGGTTTACCGACGCAGATTTAATGACCCCACACTGATGAGATCACTTGGATAGTGAACGAAACGCCGAGAGGCGTCTGTGGAATCCACCACGTTAATGAGACGACCATCATGACAAATCAAGAAATCGTCGACCTGTTCGACAGCACCAATATCACAATGGCGCGACTCGCGCTTATCAGTGGCCGCGATATTGCGGAACTTAAAAAACTACTCATGGGAGGTGCATCATGAGTTGGATAAAAGCAAGAGCAGTACTTAAATCTGCAGGCGTACCAATAGTGCGCAACGAATGCAGGTTCACTGATCACGCGCACTTCGAGATTGCCGCAGAAGGCGGCATGCCTCTAAACCCATCTGGCCCGTGGTACTACGCGGATTATTACGAGATGTTCTGGGGTAGCCCAGATCTCAATAAACTGCTCGATGACAACGGGCTGAGGTTCGAGTGGATCAACCCGGGAATCATGGGGGTGTACGATGCTTAAACGACCCAACCCCCTGAACGCTACCGTTCACGTATCTGAAGAGTTGTACGTGATCGAGGTGCAACACATGTGGGAAGTCCGCCGCAAAGGTGACTTTCACCACACCATGAGCCACTGGCAAGAACTCCCCTACGAGTTCTACGACTACGACGAGGCGCTCGAAGAGCTAATGGCTGAAAAAGCCGAGGATGAAACGATCTGCGGCGCTCGCATTCGGCAGAAAATGAGGCAGAGCATCGAGTGGCTTCAATTTGAATGGGACCGTGACGATGAGGACTAGGGCTCGCATTGCCGATCTGGCTGAGATGCTTTACCGCACTCAGTCTCGACCGGGCGGTTACACCGATTCAGAAATTGAATTCATCTTGATCGTTCAGTTCGACCTCGATGAATATCAGATTGCAGATTGGCTTCCACCAATCATCAAAAAAGTTAAGGAGACGACCAAAAATGTACGACATCAAAACTAAATTCATCCCAGCAACTGGGACTTCAGGGCAAAAAGTAAAGGCAGTAGCGCACCGCGTGTTTCATCTGCCTGATGGGTTTAACCAGTCAGTCAGCGTCCACTGGCAACACGAGCTAAGCGTAGAGCAGAATCATTACCAAGCGCTTAGTCGTCTGCTGAATCAATGGGAAAAGGCTGACGATCGAGGGATCGACTTCAACATCGATTTGATCTCTGCCTACTCGCCACGGCGGTATGATTACGCTGACATTGAGCGGGGCTACCTATGGCATACTGTGGGATTCGAGCCAAGGGGTGAGCAGATTCACCGAATGATGAGCAAAGGGGCACCAAGTGACCGATAAAACAATTCTCAATTCCTGTAAGGATGTGGGTATTCCAAGCGTAGCAACGCTGATGGAAATCACGGGGGTGCCTCACAGCACCCTTCGTGGTTGGAACACTGCTCGCCCTAAAGCTTTTCAGTGCCTGTTGATCGGTGCCGCGAGTATATATGCCCATCGACCCAACTCAGCAAGTGATCCAGAATCTGAGACGCCTTAGACTCTGACACGCTAAAATGCTTCGCGCACTCCTTCAGCTGAGTCCGATAGTAAAACCTCTCTTTGAATAGATCGTAGCCTGCGAACTGGTCTTCGCGCATGATTCGCACGGCTTCATCTATCCCCTCCAGTATTTCCGGCGGCGCATAAATCTCGTTCTCTGAGCTTCGGTTTGGAGTCAACGCAGGTGACTTGTACCCTAACCCCCTAAGTGAATCTTCGCTTCGCCGCCACTTCCCCCACTCGAATACCAGCGCTCTGATTTTCCCTAAGTTCCGCTTTTGCATAAAGCAATCCCTTCAATGTCTGAATAGCCACGCCCTCTTTGACCATCGCTCCACTGCATCGATACACCGTCCAGCCATACTTCATCGCCGCATCGTACTTCCGAAGGTCACCCTCAAATCCTTTGCCAGTGGTATGTCGTCCACCGACCCATCCACCGCCTTCCACCTCGCATGCCAGCAGTAATTCAGGCCATGCAAAATCAAACCGCCAATCCTTCAGGTCCATATCCTTCAGGCGCTGTCTAATCCCCTTGTAGTCCCCAACAATGTCACGAGCGAATCTCAGCTCACGCACTGGCTCAGGCAATCCCTCGTCCTTGATCATCAAATCCAGCAAGTCTTCAATTTGCGACATCGATTAAACCCCCCTCGATCCTTCGCTGTATCGTCCTGTAGACCCCTCTTACATGAGCCCTGTAGATTTCCTCTGCTGTTATGTCATCGACGCGCCTGCGCCCATCCACGAGGTCGTGGCACACTGCGCAAGCATCAGCCGCCCACCAGTCAGGGCTTTTAAAGCCAAGACCTTTCATCTCGCTTGGCGCGTGCGCGAGAACGGTGGTTTCAGTCGTACCCCAAAGGCAGTACGGGTAAAGCTGAACGGTGCAGTCTTGACCTTTAGATGCGCCGCGTAACTTACTCAGCTTCGGCACTGGCTTGCTCCCCCATCAGGGCAAAGTACGCCGCGCCGTCCTCGTAATTATCAAGCCTGAAGTCTCCCTGCTGAGTTCGCACGGCCTTGAGTAGCGCCATGAATAACCAGCCCTGTTCCACTGACATCGAGTGACCGGTGATTGCATTGAACGCGGTCACTGTCTTATCCATTGATCTTTCTCCAGATGGCTTATCGTAGGTGCTTGCCCTGTTAGCGAGATGGCCTTGTGCTTCAATCAATACGTCAATTGCGTTCATCGATAAGATCCTTGCTTGGGAATGGGACGCTCACTGAGTGCTCGTTAACTAAAAACCGATTGATGTGATCGTAGATCTGCGAAACCTGAGACTTCTCAAGGCGGCGCATGCTGGACTCAGAGAACAGGGCTTTTTGAAGCGGTGCCCACATCTGATATTTCACGTTCTCTTTGGTGACCTCGATCTCTGCGCCTTTCTTCATCGATTCGAGAAGGGTTTGCAGGGTCACGCCGCGAGAGCTGAGCGCATCAGCAACCATCCCGCAGTACTTCCAGATCGCACTGTGCTGGGCAGGGGTGTACGCCTTGTCACCTGTCTTCATCTGGATATGCACGTCGCCCTCAGCGAGGCCAAGCTTTATGGCCTCCATGAGAAACGTCATCGCCTGTTCCTGCTCCCTGTCTGATTGCTTGCTTCGGATAATCCAAAAGTCACCCTGCATTCATCGTCACCTCGTCCGCAAAATCGCCGATCTTCTCAGGTAGCTCGACTACAACCTCGACGCGATCCCGCAAGCGGTGCGCCAACTGATAGGCATACATCTGTCCGGTGAAGGAGGCATCCCGATCACCAAACACAATCAACTTCTTACAGGTCTCTGGTGGCTCAAAGTTAGCCAGTGCAGTCGCGTTGACCGCGGCCCACGTCGGCACGCCATGCAGAATGCGAGCGGCAATCGCCGTCTCTATCCCTTCAGCAATACCCATGACTTCTGCTGCATCGCAGAGGTGTATTGCACCCCCCTTAGCCATAGAGCTCGTGACTTTCTTTTGAGCGGGGACTTCCGCCTTCCTACCGTCCTTTGTCAGGTAAGTGACGTGAAAAGTAGATACCCGTCCCTCTGGACATCGATAAGCCGCCACCATAGCTGGGAAGTTGCCAACCAATTCTTTGCCGTCCCAGTACGGGAGCGAAGGATGGAGTCTTAGATACTTCACCGGACACTTTAAGTTTCTACCCTTGAGGTAAGTCGCGACTGGGTCACCCTCAGTGATTGAAACCAAGCCGCTCGAGATCCTGCGCAATCTGTCCATCGGTATTACCTTTGGCTTATTAGGCTGAGCCTTAACTTCACCGCAGAGCTCATCGATACGCTCAGCGCACTCCTTAAACTGAAGACCGGTGTATTGCATTGCCAGCTTCATGCCGTCCCCAGCACCACAGCTGGAGCAGTAATACGTTCCGCGGTTTTCTTTGTTGTCCCATCGGAAACGATCCTTCCCTGCGTTGCAGAGAGGACAGGGTCCGTGGTTGCCTGTGAGGTGCCGGTGCTCTATGCCAAGCGCTGACAGAATCCCGAACCATTTGCCCTGAGCGCGATCCGTAGTCTTCATGCCGCTGACCTCTTCGCGTAAGCAATCTGCCTATGCGTAATGTAGTTCAGCGTTTCCTGCGTGGGCTCTTTGAGCGGACTGTCTTTGTAGGCGTTAGGCCATACACCGAACTTCGATCGGTATTGATTGGAAGCCCAGCCCTCCTTGTAACCGCGGTCTCGGGCATAGGCCTTCAGCTCGCCGTAGAAATCCTGCTTCTCTTGCGGAGTCGCCTTTCGATTGGCGGTCTTAGTCGTCTTGATCTCGCGTAGCTCACCGTCCCTACGCTCAACATCCTCGAGCTTCTCGTACATGTAATTACAGCTCGGACATTTGCGTGACAGCTTCAGCAACCCACACGACGGGCAAGGGTGCTCCGTCGGCTCATCACTGTCCTTCGACTTGCGGTCTAGGTTTCGCTTCAGATCGCCATCATCGAGCTCGGTAGGCAGAACCTCTGTGGGCAGTCCATTGCGGATACAGTTACCCGCATGATCTATGATGATGCAGTCTTCTTTACCGGCGGCGGTGCGAAGACCACGGCCCAGTATTTGAATGTGCATCATGAGTGACTTAGTTGGGCGTGCGATGACGATGCAGGCGCACTCAGGCGCATCAAATCCTTTGGTTAAAACTGCGACGTTGCACAGGACTTGAATCTTGCCGGACTTGAAGTCAGCGATCTTTTGCTTGCGCACATCCATGTCGGTTTCATAACCGTCAACATGATCAGCCTTAACACCCGCGCTTTTGAACGCATCGCGCAGTAGCTTGGAGTGAGCGACGTTACAACCAAATACCAGCGTTTGCCTGTTCTCTCCCAGCTTTTTCCAGCTCTCGACAACATCGCCGACGATCTTAGCCGCACCCATAAAATCGCCCAGCGCATCTTCTTGCCAGTCGCCATCGGACTTCTTGTTAACGCTACTTAGGTTTGGGATGTACGGTGCGTAGCATCTAGCCGGAGCCAAGTAACCCAGCTTCGTTAGATCTGCTGTGGTTGCTCCGACAACGAGCTCATCGAATACATTACCCAAGCCACGTCGGAACGGGGTTGCTGACAGACCGATCACGGGGATCGACTTGTGAGTACACTCGCGAACAATCTTCTCATGAGCCCGATGGATGACGTGGCACTCATCGATCATGACCACGGTGGGCATCAGATGAAGCGCAAGCCTCGCCCATCGAGAGCGAAGTGTTTGAATCGTGGCTACCTGAACGGGCTGAGAGTAATCAGTCCACTCGTGCATCCCCTGAATGACGCCTACACCCAAGCCAGCGGCTGAGAATGCTCTGGCTGCTTGATCAACAAGCTCTAGGCTATCGACGATAAAGAATAAGCGACCGCCTTTCTTGACGACGCTCTCAGCAACCATTGCGGCGATGAAGGTTTTACCTCCGCCAGTGGCAACCATGAGTACTTGAGATTTAACGCCTGAAGCGACGTTTTGTCTGCACTTTGCAAGCGCATCTAATTGGTAAGGTCTTGCCGTATTTTTATGTTTGTTTTCGTGTACTTGTGGCATACTGTCCTCGCTTGTAATGAGCACCGGGGGGGTCGTGGCTTGGTCGTCTCGCCTCTCCGGTTTTAAGCCTCGCGCCTACGCATCAACTTCGATACATAGACCTACTACTTAACTTAGTTAGTGGTATCCATTTAACCTTGGCTAGGGAATGAACCCACTGGCTGAGCACATCTTCCCCATACCCAACGAACGCTGAGTTTGGAGCCTTTCTCCGCAAGCCATCCTGTGGCCGTCTTGGAGGTCATAGTCGATTACGCGCCATGACTTGAGTGGAATTCACTGACGTAAATCAGCATGGTCACAGCCACTCACTTGACGTTATGTGCAACGCCCCGCTTCCCTCTGCTTGCGCCTGACCAACCTCTTGCGCATGTTCCTTCTTGGCCGAGCGTTCGTTGTGCACCGTCAAACCAAGAGAGTCGACTGTAACCTATAGTGTACTTATTGCACAAGGAAAAATTCTGATTCGTTAATTAATCTAAATGATGGAAAAACTTCCATGATCTAAATTAGTGAAAAACAGTGGAAAATGTTAGGATTATTAATGTTAAATAGTAAACAAGAATGACCGGCTGAGTAGGAATGAACGAGGAAACTAGAAAACAAATTGACGTTGAATTCTCAAAGCGATTGAAGCATGCGCTTGCTCAGTCTGATGCTGCACAGTGGTCGCAGACTGAAGTAGCAAAGCACTTGGGGCTCACGTCACAGCAGGTTAATAACTATCTAACCGGGAGGCGAATGCCCAGTATCGCTATAGCTCGCGACATTTGTGAGCTGACGGGTGTTTCTTTCGAATGGCTACTGACCGGCGAACGACCCAAGAGCCAGCGCTCACTTGAAGACATGTGGGACCGGTCGACTCAGGAAGAGCGGGAGTCTCTGCTTGCAAGTCTTTTGAAGAGCTCCAACAAGCAGTAGATTTGCTTCTCTTCTGGAACAGATTCTTCTACAACTAAAATTAACTCTTCGTAACTACTGGCAACTGTCCTACCGGGCTGCTGATTCACGGCTGCCCACCTCCTTTTGGTTTCCCAAATCAGCAGAATTACCGGATAGGATTCAAATGATTCAAAACCATTCTCGGGCATATATCAAGATTTTTGAGCCGAAATACCCTTTTAATTCTCACGATCAAAGAAGAATCAGAATTAAAAACAACACAATAGGTTGTAAAATACACCTTTATTAACTATCCTGTCTCTTGCCAGTCACGGCAAAACAAAGGAGACGACCAATGGTTATTCAACAATTCATAGGCTATTACGGCGACATTTGCCGCCGCGTCCAGTTCAAAAATCATGTTGTACTGATCAGTGCAACTACCCGTGCGGAAGCTAAGCGCCTCACCCGAGAGTGGATCAAGGAGGTGGCAGCATGAATTACGAGACAAGCCCTTCGATTGAGAACATTGCCTCTGCATTAGCCGCTGCTCAGGCTGACATCGAGCACGCAGATGCGAACGCAACAGGACAAGCCAAAGGCGGAAAGTATAAGTACGCCAAGCTTGAGAACGTCATTACTGCGATCAAAGAGCCCTTCGCCAAGAACGGGTTGAGTTATGTCCAGCTGCCTGCGCGAGATGGTTCGGAGTGTGGTGTTACTACCATGCTCATGCACAAGTCTGGCGAGTTCATTCGCTGTACATTCCTGATGCCTGCGGGTCAGAGTATGACGCCCCAAGGTTTCGGCTCACTGCTGACCTATGCGCGTCGGTATTCTCTGACTGCGATCTGCGGGATCGGACAGGAAGATGATGACGCTAAGTCTGCCAACGACTCTGTGGCTAAGGACTCAAAGGTCGCTGACCTTGTTGAGTCAGCACTTGCACCGGAGCGTGAGAAGGCCGCTGATGACGCGAAGAAGGCATCCATGGTTTTCTTTGCTGGGTATACCAAGCTTGCGGTCAAGTATGCGGAGAACATTCAGATGATGAATGCTGCTTCGGAGGCTTCTGACACCGCGGGTATAGCGATAGCTCGCCTCGGCATCGATGACGACGACTTCGCCAAGCTGAACAAGCTCAAGCAAAGCGCTGGTGGCGTATTCAGTGATCTCTGCAAAAAGCAGATGGGCACACAAGGCTTTGCGGATGTGTTGCAGGCCGAGATTTCAAAGGAGGATGCAGCATGATTGAACAACGCTCACCAGAGTGGTTTGCACAGCGAGCGGCAGTATCTATAACGGGGTCCATGGTGGGCTCCGTTTTAGGTATCAGTCCTTTTGCTAGTCGGGACGACGCATTGCGCGAGAAGGTGCGTGCGAAGGCCGGTGCTGAATCTGAGTTCAAGGGTAACTTCGCTACCGAGTGGGGTACTAAGCACGAGCCAGTGGCTCTTGAGGCGTACCAAGAACAGTCTGGCCAGATAGTCTTTGAGACCGGCCAGATTAATCACCCAGAGTACGAATGGATTGCAGCCTCGCCGGACGGCCTCATCGGGCGATCGGGGATCGTTGAAATCAAGTGCCCCTTCTCAAAGAAAATCAAGCCGCTGTCTCAATCACCACATTACTACGCGCAGATACAGCTTCAGCTTCACTGCACGTCGCGAGAGTGGTGCGACTTTATCGTGTGGACGCCTACCGAGATGCACATTGAACGTGTGCAGCGTGACGGTGAATGGCTCGCCAATAACGTGGGCATTCTGTACGCATTCCACGAGGAAGTTGAGGCCATCATGGCGGACTCCGAAAGGCTTGCACCATTTATTGAGGATCGTGAGGTCATTCGTGATGACGATGAATTTATATCCCTAGCCAACCAGTGGAAGTCAGCCGTCGATGCTGAGGCCGTGCTCAAGGCTACCAAGGAGTCGCTCAAGAAAAAAATTCTAGAGTCAGTCGATGGTAGGCGCACCCGCGGTGGTGATCTTCTTGTCTACTCAACGAAGCGCCCGGGCACGATCAAGTACTCGCAAGCGTTCAAAGACTTAATGCCCGATGCGGATCTCTCTGCATACAAGGGCTCAGAATCCACGTCGTGGACCATTAAAACTAACGAGGGAACAAAGTAATGAGTAATACCATAATCGTTCTGGGCAACATATCGCGTGACCCAGAAATAAAACAGGTAGGCGGTGACGCTGTCTTAAAGATTGGCTTGGCTGATAACGTAGGCTGGGGCGACAGGCAGACCACTAACTGGCACAACGTCGATTATTGGGGCGCTAAGCGAGCTCAGGCCTTAATGGGTATCTTGCAAAAGGGCTCAATGATTGAGGTGACCGGAGAGCAAACGATTCGATCTTGGACCAATGAGCAAGGGATTGAAAAGTTTTCAAACGACATCAGAGCGGACAGGATTGTAGTCTTGCCCAAGGCTAACCAGCCTTCTGGTGCCAACTCCCCACAGCCAGTTGCTGACACTGTCGGCGGCGTATCAGACGACATGCCCTTCTGAGCATGCGTCCTACCTATGAAACTGCAAACGATCTGGATAGGGAGCGCATTGTCGCTTCCTATCTGGAGCGCTCTTGGAATTGCAATTTGCGAAAACTATCCAAGTTCGGCGTTTTAGACTTTGCTTTCGAGAAGGTTAACGAGGAAGGCATTCTGGTCGTCCGCGGTTTCGTTGAGGTTAAACGTCGTAACTGCGCACACGACAATTACCCCACCATATTAGTTTCATCAGCCAAGCGGCAGCAGGCAATTTCTTTGCTTGATGCTACCGGCTGCTCATCAGCTTTCGTCATCGTTTACGACGATCGTGTGAAGTACATCAGTCTCATTGAGCCACCTTGCTACACAACGGTTGGAGGTAGATTCGACCGAGGTGACAAGGCCGACGAGGAGGTAGTCCTTCATTACCACATCGATCGCTTGAGCGATCTAGGCCCGTCTCCGTTTCGGGCTGACTCCATTAACGCAGCATAAAAGGGTCTCTTAAATGAGCGAAGTTGAAATGCACACACTAGAATTAGATAGCCATGAGGAGCTCTGGAGCTCAACCCAGTGTTCTCAGTACCTTGGGTACAGTCGCCACTACTTCATGAATAAAATTAGTAAGCGCCCAGATTTTCCCGAGTGCGCTCCTGCTGGTCGTCGGTGGATACGCAACGAGGTAGTCGCATGGGCTACGCGAAAAGCTTAGACCAAGTCGTTAGCCATGTCAGCAGCGCTCCGGTTGTAATAGATCAAAAGCTTGTTGATGTCTTTGTGCCCGGTGATTCTGGCAAGGTCCAAGACGTGGAACTTACCAGCAAGCCGGGTCGTGGCCTCATGTCTCGAATCATGAAAGGTGAGATTTTCAATTCCAGATTTTCGAACCGCCTTGAGAAACAGGGCGCTGACGCTGGGCGCGTAGCATCCGAGCCATTGAGAGGTCTTGCTTTTGGGTACTCTCTTGATCAAACGAATGGCCTCGGGACTGAGTGGGACAATCCTACCCTCATTAGTTTTGGTGATCTCGGGGCGAAGCGTAATAGTTTTACGATTCAGATCAACGTCTCTCTTCTCCAGACTGGAGATTTCCCCTTGCCTCATCGCAGTCTCGATAGCGAGCAAGAAAGCAATGGCGACGATCTGACTTTTGTTGGTCACCGTTACCTCTTCGGAGTATCCCAAGACAGCACAAATCAAGGCGATCTCTTCTTCGGATATCCGTCGTTCTCTTGGCGGTGGATCTCGCGGCCTGTCAGCGTGCGTCGTCGGAGACTCCGTTGCCCACTTCCACTTGATCGCTTTTTTAAATATGTGAGAGATCACGCTGATCTCCCGGTTAACGGTCGAACTCTTGACCGACTCCATTCGATCCTTAATAAATTCTTCGATGTGCTGGGATTCGATCTTGCTGAGCTTCATAGCAAAAAGTCGCGGGTAGTCTCTGGTCAAGGCGTTAATTCTTATCGCCTCCCAGCGTTCTCCCTTCTTGGTTGGAGAAACCTCGTCGGCATACCGCTGAGCTGCTTCAAGAAGAGTGTAGCTGTAGACCGCATGCTTTTTATTGAGCTGCTCCCCAACCCATTGCTCAGCCCTGCGCTTAGTCGGGAATGTTCCAGTGATACGAGCTCCATCAACGAGAACCCGTGCTCTCCAGTTTCCGCTCTCCAGTCGAGTGAAACTCCCTGCCATAAACCCTCCGTGTCCAATCGCGTGACCAATTCGTGGCAGATCATAACCAATTTTATAGTGGGAATTCCAATCATTTGGTGGATGGCTACTAACGAGGGGTTGGGTAAACCGTTGAATTTGTTAGGAAAGGGTGCGAAATAGTGGGGAATGTTATTTCTGGAAATATGCTGATGGTGCCCGGGGCCGGAATCGAACCTCCCCGTAAACACTGGATTTCATGGCCGTCGTGGCCAATTCGTGTCACATGAAACTCTCAGTTACACAAATGGCAGAGGCTTATGAGCTGCGCGAAAGCGGAGTTTTCATGGGCAACATCGCAACACTAAACAACATATCAGAGACCACCATGAGGCGCTACTTCAGGATCGTAGAGCTTTATGGCTATGACGCTTGGGAGAACGAAGATGAAAGATTGGGCGGGAGACTTCAAGGTGCTTCTGATGTTAGCGGTCGACTCAGCACTGAGATCTGCAGTGCGTGTTGCGGCACTGGCGAAAGGGGCTACTACTTATCTGAAATACCTATCTTTGGACATAAGCCGCGGTGTGAAAAGTGCGGTGGTGAAGGGGTTCATTAAAAGCTGCTACTTTGTATCTGCGGCAATTGTAATGACCTTTATGCTCCTTGCTGTTTTATTTGCTGTCATAGCAACTGGTCTTGTCTGCTTCTGGGCGCACATATTTGATGCCAGCTAAACGAAGGGACTATCGGGGATTCGAAACGGATTACGTTCGAGTTCTTGACTACGCTTACCGCGGCAACGACAACCATCACTGGTGGTTGTGTATGTGCAAGGCGTGCAGCAACGAATGGAATGTCAGGGGAGCCCACATCCGAGCTCGTAAAAGCTGCGGATGCAGGAAGCACACGATCAATAAGACTGAAGCAGAGTTTAGGCTGCGGCTTCTTGGGATGCGCTGGGTGTAACCGTACACCTAGACACCTCACCCTTTTCCTTGTGGTACGTTATAGCGTGCGCTGCTCTTAGGCTCGTGTAGCCACCGCGAGCGGCATGGCTGTCGCGTGCAGCGAGTGTTGGATGACGCTCCACAACGGCACCGCCATCTTCGTGGACATCTTTTTCTTGATGGTGATAGTGACCTGTGTGGATATACGTGCCAGCAGTACAAGAGCCCCACATCTGACGATACCTTGGCTCACTGGCGAACAGCGCTGGTAAGGCGGTGTTTTTCTTCTTGTGACCGTGGTGGAATCCCAGCATGACCCTGCCGTGCTGATACGCATAGTACGGGAATGACGTGTCGTCCACACTGACACGCTTGTTATCCATGTAGACATGCTTGACCAACTTGCGCAGGAATAGGCTCGAGACGATATCGTGGTTACCCTCGCAGATAAAGATCTTCAGATCCTTGTGCTTCTCTAACAGCATCTCTATGCAGTGCATGATCAGGTGCACTGAAACGTCGACCAGTGCTTCCATTCTTGAATCAGAGTCGACGATATGGCCGGAAGTCGGAGTTACTGGTTCTAGGGAGTCGTAATGCAAAAAATCGCCTTGGAGATTCAGTATCCCTATGGCTGAGTCCGGTGACCCATCAATCATCTGAGCCAATGCTGTAATGGCTGTGTTGGTCGCTATCTTGCTGTCCCAATCATCACCGCCGATATCTCGGAAGGCATACATACCCATGTGATAATCGGTAAGCGTGTACAGCGTGCATAGCTCAGCTTTCTCAGCACCCTTGTGCTTAATCTTGGGCGCTGGCTTCCACTTAAACGACTCACAAAAACGAGTGATCGCTTCCATCTGCTGCTTTTTATCTTGCTCTTGTATATGCCACTGGAGGCCTACCGAACCGTCATCTTTGTACATGGTGCTGACGCGCTTAGTAGCAAAGCCTTCCGCAGTTTGATGGGTCATACCCGCTTCTGGCGCAACACCGCTTATTGCTGCCTTGGACTTGGCGCGATTTATCATCTCACCCACAGTGCTGTGGTGTATTCCTAAAGCTTCAGCAGCACGTCGAGCACTGCCCATCTCTATGACTAGTTTTATTACTTCCTTTTGCCGTTCCGTGGCAAACTCTAATAGGTGCTCCATGCTATCCCTCAGCTTTGTTTTCGGCTTCGTTGTAAGCCTTATTAAACTCATCCGTAGCCGCCTTCATCTTGGCCTCCGCTTCCTTAATTCGAACATCCTTCTCCGCGTCTGTGATCTCTGTATTGGCGACAATTCGATCCCTTGCATCACGGTGGAACTTCATTCGCTTCCTAGCGCCCTTGGCCCTGTTAGCAAGCTTTATCTTCCACATGTTTTCCTTTCGAGCCGCACCCCTCTCTGCCGGAGTGCTTTCTCTATCCTTGATGGCCGCAACCGCATTATCTATGTCTTCTAATCGGTCATAAAAAAGAGACTGGTCTTCGTAGAATCTGTTCTCTCCGGCAAATGATCTGAGGTATGGAATGTTGTTGGTTGACAGCTGTCGGCCATCTCCAAGCGCATCGACAGTCTCGAGAAGCCTTGACCCGGTTCGATACATACCACCCATCGCGTATTCAACGACGTGTTCGATCTTGTCAGGGGCGATACTGATACCACCCTCTTCATACTTACTGCCGCCAGTGAAGTCGTTCATGAACATGGAAAGGTTCTTGTACACTTCTTTGGTGGAGCGGAATGACTGATAAGCCTCGACCGGCTGAGCGCCATAGCCACGTTGCTCTGGGTAGATCGGACCACCATTGAACTCGCTTTGGTTCGCAGCAATCTCAGCGATTGGCTTCAACACTGATGGCGTGAGGGTTAGAGCTGTTCCGGTAAGGGCATCTTCGCCTGCAGGAACACCAAACGGACTGAATGAGTTCAGTGACCCGATGACCATCTGGCCTACCAGTGACTGTCGTCTTGGTAAGTACGTTGAGTTTTTGCCAGCTTCCAGCGTGTCGCCGAGATTGAAGAATATATTGAAGCCGTATGGCAGAGGCAAAGCTGTGTACTTCTCGCCGTCACCGCCCCACACACTGTCGAGCAAGATAAGGTTCCGCTCTCTAACGTGACGAGAGATCTTGTCGATGTACGGTACGCCATCCTCATCCTCACCGCCGTGCTCACGATTCATCGCGGCAAAGAAGTAGCCAGTGCCCACCATTCCCGCGGCTACCTTCTGGGCCGTGTTCATCTTGGGATCTAGCTTGAAGTCGCCTTCGGCATCGCGTCGTAGTGGAGATACAGCACGCAGCAAGTTGAAGCTGCCCTGAATACTGGCGTTGGCAAACATGTACCAAGCGTTTATGGCCTGACCATACTCACCCTTACGGTTGAAGTTAACGGTTAGGTTCTTGGCTAAGTCAGCAGCTGTTAGCTTGGCATCCTTCATTGCCTTCTCAGGCGCGACACCTGACTCAATCGATGCTTGGTATACAGCATCCCGGGCATGGATATACGCAGACAAACGAACACCATTCTCTACCGCGGTATTCCATTGCTCGACCTTATCGAACACTTTCTTCTTAGCTCTTAGGAAGGCACCCTTGTTGGTGTTGCCTGCCATGGTGAGCATACTCTCGAGGTCGCCCTTGAGCTGGTTGATATCCTTGCTGTCAAAGTATCCAGTCTTAGCACCCATCTCTAGGAACTCAGCAAAGTCTGCCTCAATACCTTCGGGCTTGTAATTGGGATCAGCCTTGACGCTTTCATAGTAGTTGTTGATATCTCTAACTCGGAACAAAGCACCCTTAGCCATCTTCGCGGCAACGCCTTCCATGTCCTTAATCTTGCCGTCCTTCAAATCGGTCTCAGCCAAGACACTCATGATTGCCGTGGTGATATCTCGAACAAAGTTAACGGGTGGGAACTCGGGGGAGAAAGAAGTGTTAGCTGCAGAGAGGAACCGGGTAGCTGTATTGACTAAGCCGGTTACCGTGCCCATCTCTTGCGGCCCCATGTTCTTCATAGCAGATGCAAGCAGCTTGTCGTGAATCTTAATGTACTTAGTCTCGCCGCCTTTTTGCTTTACGGCTAATACTGAGGGGTCCATAGCCGGGTTGATAGCAGACATCTTCGCCTTGCCATCTTTATCAAGCGTGCCGTCATAACCTTTGGGCAAGTCCCCCGGCTCCAGAATCTCGTAGATGTCCGGGTTGGGATTGTCTTGAACCATCTTGAGGAAGGCCTGACCTACCTCATTCTTTCTGGATCGTATGATCTTCTCAGTGAGGTCTGCTAGCAGCACGGCTGTAGGACTTTCCGGCATACTGTTACGGCCCGTCGCAGACTTGTATTCCTTGCCCCGGATATCAAAACCCTTGCCGCGCTTTTGGTGCAGCGTAGAGTTATCGGACTCAGAGTCTTCAGCGAAGCCCTTGAGTGGAACGTAGTACTGCCAGTTGTTTTCGAGCTGGTACGCCTGAGCCTCATTGATCAAATCGAGATCTGTCATGATGCGACGTTGCTCAACCACCATCATGTCGATGTACTTAGCCACCTCTTCGAGCTGCTGCAACTTTCCTTCGCGATCAAACGTCGCCATCCAGTCAGCTGCCTGCTGATTGGTCATTCCTGAACCGCCGTCCGGCATTTCAGATTCTGGATTAGGCTCCTGATCTGTAGCCTTGGGTGTTCTGCGCTCTGCAATGGTTGCGTTACGCTCGGGCGCATGACGAGCCATCAGGAATAGATCCAACTCATTCATGTTCAGGCCGTACTGACCGAGCTTGTCCATCATTGGCTGAATGAATTTGCGCTCTGCCGCGGCGAGATCTTCCTCAGCTTTGCCAGTGAAGAACTGCTCTACCAGATAAGGGTCAGAGTCTTTCTCTAGCTTGCGGCCCGTGGCTTTTTCGATTGCTCGCTGAACGCGCTGAACTTGTAGGAATTTATCTTGTAGGTTGCGGATAAACCTATCCGCGAATTTCTCTTCAGGTACTGTGAATGTGGATTCACGCCTGCGAGAGAAGAGAGGGGTTACATATCCTGCTTCGTTGCTGGCTTGCTCGAGTCTTTCTTGGACATCTCCGGGCTCGCCCCATCCGAACTCTTCTGAGTATCGGTTGAAGACTTCTTGGAGCGGTTGTGAAAACTCAGCTGCGATGAACCCGAGTATATCGGATCGTCCTTT